GGAAGCTTTTCGAAAGCAGAGAAAAATCTCTCCACTTCGTAGTTGGCTACACAATCTTCTTCGAAATCATGACAGATTCCTCTTGAGCGAGGCTCTCTGCAATATCTTCGAAGTCGCATGAAGCGCAAGACTGCCATACAACATCGCCAGTACAATCATGACTCATGTCTTGAGTTGTAGCGGTTTTAATCTCGGCAGTGTCTTCCTGTTGAGCAGTGGTAGTCTCTACTTCCGTAAAGACACCCATTGTCACTCCTTTCTGAAATTGTTGAATCCAGAGATTCAAGGCGGTCCTGGTCGTTCTGAGTCGGGCTTCTTCCTGTTCAATCTCCGCGAACAGAAACAGAGGTTTCTGAACGCCTTGCACAGTCTGTACAAGACGATTGATGTTTTCTTTGTGTGAACGCAGCAAATCGATTCTCGTTTTCATGTCAACCATGGCTTGTTTGGCCATTTCGACAGGAGTGGGTTTTGTGTTTGTGTTTTGTTTGTTTGTTAGATCATCCATAGATGGGTGTCGTAACGCGAGCATTGTTTGAACTCTCAAGGGCTTTGCTCTTCCTTTTCCCAAGAGAGGCAACATTATCGTGGTTGCAAGACGCCGGGTGTCAAACCGGACATGACATAAGAACGTTTACTAAGTTAGTTTACTCGACTCGTGGTTCGTACTCGACCGTGAGTTTTCAACTTCCTGGCGTAAACGTTTGGACCAGAAGGGTCCTTGAATTTTCGTAGTTTAATGACATTGCGGTCGACACAACTTTGCTTGTTTCCAAACTAACCTCCTTGTGTAACCTGTCCAGCGGGATTTGCCTCATGGGAACCCTTCTCTGATCGTGGTGATGGATTTACTTCGTTTCCGAAAACCTCCTACGTTGGCATCCAGGTCTCCTTGCGGAATTTAATTATCGGGGAGTTTTTGACTCTCTCGAACTCCAATGAAGTCGAACGAGTGAGAAATTTGGAGTGGAACAAGTTTACCAAGCAGGACTTTCGTCCTCAAGGTAGTCTCGGCGCGTTTTCACCAAAATGCAAACATTCGCTTTCTCTAACACGGCATCCTTGATCTGCTTTGTTCTCTGATCGAAAACTGCAGGAGGAAACTGTGCGAATTCGCGACATGCTGCTTCACAATTCATGATACACGCACCAACCAAGTCCGGACACTTCCGAACCCAGTTGCACGCCTCCAGAATCACATCTTCTGCGAGAGGTGCCCGCCATTGACCATCTTCTTCACGAAATCCACGCTTGAGGTAATTAACTTCCGAGAGATCACGCCAATCGGCGATTTCTCCCATGGTCTTGGCCTCGTCTGTGTAAATCATTCCGAAACTGGCATAGGCTTGTGTGACGGTATTCTGATTGAATCGTTCCGCAACTGCTTCTGAAAAATTGACTACATTATCGTCGCCATAGCTAACCATAGCGACATTCTCCATGAAAGGAAGACTCCTTCCCTGGAAACAACGATAGTATGCAATTCTCATTGAAACAGAGTT